GAAATGCCGAGGCATTCGTTTGCGACGGGAATGCGGCAGTGTTTGTCGCCATGCCGCGCCCATCGAGATTGAAGAAGTTCTCTGACTTTGAGAACCACATCGTATCAGGCTGCGAAGCATTCCCGCCATAACCAAGCCTGCCTTGATGGAGACAGATAATGCCTGGCCTACCGCGAAACGATGACCATGCTTCTTCTTCCCAGTCAGAGGAAGCCGTAGTGTTGACAAAGTTCAGATCAACATTGATGACGGCCACCGTCGGAGACGTGATGCTGACTATGGTGAATACGCCGGTCGTAAGTAGCCCGGCCTGAATCTGAGTGAGTTTATATTTCGACCCCACCATCCCGGCGACGAACCAATTTATACTCGAGACCATGTTGATGCCAATGCCAGATGTGGCTGATGGTGAGAATGTGTGCGCGGAATTTGTGTTCGGAGACCTCCATGGCCGCGAAGCGAAATCACCTTCATTGTGAAGCGCGGAATTAAATGTCGTATAGACCTGAGCCGTGAAGGAATTGACTGCTGTCCTCGCAATGGCGAGCGGCAGGAAGCTCTCGTGCACAAGGAAGAGAACATCCGCTGACTGGCAGAATTGAATCTCATCTAGGATCGCCGCCGAGAATACGAATGGTCCCCCGAGGCCAGCTATGGGTGTTGAGACGAAGAACGTATTATTGTTCACGATCCGCATCGAGCTTTCTGTCAGTTCGAGAACGTAGGACTCATCATTCGAGAAGATGAACGGGATGGTGACACACTTCTTATTGCCCTCCACCTGCTTCATCCATCTCGTGCCTGGCCTTCGCGTGGACCCACCCTGCGGCATGACGATCATGTTCTTCAGTTCTTCGAAGGAGTGATTGTATTGCGGGAGATCCGTCCGGCCCCAAGACTTCTCGCTGATCTCTCCGGCGAGGAAAGAGCTTCGGACATGATTCACTCTCGGCATCTTAGAGCCTCGAATTCAGCCATGAGCTTGCGGTGATCCTGTCGGGCCTTCCCTCTTGGGCATCGAAAGATCTCGCTTGGCTTATGGCGAGCGCGAATTGTTTCGCGCAGTTATCGGCGACGGTGATGGACTGGGTGAAGGAATATGCGAGTTCGCCCGCAAGCCGCCAGGCAAGGGCGTTGTCGAAGTAGGGGCGGAACTTCGTGGTATCCGTGATCCTCCGAATGTAGAGAATCTTCAGGAATTCCGCGTCACACAGGATCGCATCGTGCTCGACCTTGAAGTCGTCCTCCACAAGCAGGTCGGTCTTTAGGACCCGAAGACAATCAGCCGGGAGCTGGAAAGCGCGGCTAAATCCCCACTCGGGGCTGGCCGCAAGCTCTCCGAGAAGATCCGACCGAACCAGTGCGAAATTCCAGGGGTGCGAGGCCAGCATCTCGTCGCGGATTGGCTCATAGCGCTGCTTGCAGAGCAGGCCCGTCTTCGAGTTGTCATCGAGAGAGAGAATGCGCTCTTGCCCGATCTTAATGAGGGCGGAGTTGCAGAGTTCGACTGGTGATGCCGCCATAAATGAAATCCCCCCTATTCCATTTCTAGAATAGGGGGAACCTTGAGATTAGTCTAGGGCGTAGAAGATCGCGAGCTTGATCGTTCCGGTCACGGCGTCCGTGTCGCCAACAACCGTAACGATAACGTCAGCATCGCCTTCGACTTCATAGCCGAAACCGACCATATTCGCCTGCTCGATCATGCCGACCGAGCCAGCCGAAGTCACGTCTACAGCCGCAAGGAACGCATCCGGGTCGTCCACGAGCAGCGCATCTGCGTACTCATAGCCGACATCGACCGTGCCGCCCGCAGCATCGAGATCGCTGAAGGCCAAGATCGCATCATAGACAACGGCCCCTTTCGGGAGCTTGCCCATGAAGATCTTGTCCGCAGCCGCGAGGTCGCCAGAGAGTGCGAACGAGTCGAACATCACCCTCATGCGACCGCCCCACTTGGACACGTCCACCTTGTTAGAGGGGACGACCTGAATCGCGTTGTTGTAATTTACACCAAATTTAGATGCCATATGTCATTACCCCTTATTGAGCACAGGCGATGTCGACGACCATTGCGTCTTCAAGCCGGGTTGCACCGATCGACATACAGGCGTAAACCTGCATGGCGTAAGATTTGTCGACGCGAGGGTCGATCTTCCCTTGCATGTCTTTGCCGACAGACAGGAGAACCCCGTCTTTCGCCCAGGCCAGCATATGCACCGCGTTCGCGAGCGTGGAGCCGGGAGCCGCAAGGATCGTTCCCAGCGCGCCATCGAAGAACACGGTCTCGGTTGCTAGCCGCTCTAACCGGATGAACTTGAAACCCATGAAGGTATCGAGTTCGCCCTGAACGAGAGCTTTCACGGTGTTGAAGTCCGCGCTGGTCACAGCCGTTTCCTTGAGGAGCGACTGGAGAGCACTCGAATTGAGCGCGAAGTAGCGCTCGATCGAGGGGTCAACATCGGCTGCGTCAAGAACACCTTTGGCGCGGCGCAGAGTGTCCACGTTGAGGTTGGTCGGCGTGCCCGGAACGGCATCCGTATGCGCCAGGAGCTTCTGCGCGAGGGGGAGAGCGACGATCGTACCGGCCTCTTCACCCGCGAAGGCATTCCCGCGCATCGCTGCGATCAGAACGTCGTCCATCGAACGACCCATGGCCCAGGCAGCGGCCTGTGCATACGGGTTCGTCGGATCGATGAGCGTTCGGATTTTATCCTGTTCGTCCACGAGATCGGCCCACTCGAAATCCTCCATCGTCACGGCCCTGCGGCTGTGAGCGGAGTCGACGAGCGGCGTATCGGAGTGACGGCTCAGCTTTTTAATGGCTGCCGTTGCACCCAGACGCTCGTAATAATCGCGTTTCCCGACCTGCGATTCTGACCTTACGGCCATGCGCAATCGGCTGCCTTTTTGCTGCGAAAGATGGAAGATATTCGCCTTATATTGCTGGACGAATGCTTCCGTGATCTGCATAGACATGCAAAACCCCCTAGAAGTTGAATAAATTGTTCTGGTTTTCGGTGAATTATCCCCGAGGGGGTTCTGCCTCGGCAGTTAAGGTCTGCCTATGACCGGGTGTCCTGGACCCTCAAGAGATGGGGTCCGAAAGGATTATCCCACAACCTGCATTAAACAGATTGTGGGATGCTATACAGCCCTATGTCAATAGCCTTTCGGCTTTTTGGGCTTCTTCGGCTTCTTCGGCATCACTTCCTCCTTCCTGTCGCGACCTGTTCATTCAATTTCGCGACGTGTTTAACAAAGTAATCGTGTTGGGCATTGTCCTTGTTGTAATAGGCGTGCTTCGAGTCGCCCATGATCCCGAGAAGCTCCTTCTCGGCGGCCTCGATGGAAAGACCGATGTGCGCCGTCTGATCGCCTCTGAACTTGTCCTCCGAGAGACCCTCGCCGATCTTCGCGAAAACCTTGATTAGCGCCGGATGATTTCCCATCCCGGACTCCTCGAAGAACTTCGTGAGAGCATCATCGCCGAACTCTTTCAGGGCCAGGTTGGCCCGACCGATCTTGGGCTTATACTGTTCGCCCCATTCGGTCTTGAGGTCATCGAGCCCCTTCTGGACGCCGTTCTTGAACGTGTCGGTAGCGACCTTCATCTGATCGCTCATGGCCTTTGAATACCAGGAGAAGAGGTTCTGGACCTGGCCGGGAAGGAGACCGGACTTGTGCGCGGCCTCGCGGAAGCCCTTCATGATGCCATCGTCGAGCTTTACGTCTACGCCTTCAGTGGGCTTGATCTCGTACTTATCCGGAGTCTCAGGTCTGCCGAGTTTGGTGAATACGTTCTCCCAATCTTTCTCGGTGGCATTTTTCGGATTCGGTACGGCGATCTTGTCGGAGCCGACGTGTTTCTCAAGGTTGAGGTAGCTGGCGGCAAGCTGTCCCACATCCTTGAATTTAGCGAAGGAGGGCGCTGCGCGAATATCTTCTGGAACAAGCGAAAGCCACTGGGATTCCCCTTTACCGTCACCGACGCTGCCGCCAGAGTTAGCGCCAGCGCCGGAACCCTTGGTATCGCCGACTGCCGGTGGAGCGCCTCCGCCGTCAGGAGGAGCGCCGCCAGCAGCGCCGGTGGCAGGAGGAGCGCCACCTTTATCATCTGTCCCTGAAGTGAGTACTGTTGGCATCTTCTCTCCTTTTCTGTTCCATGGTTTCGATCCTGGCGGCAATCTCCGCAGGACTTGTGTTTAAAATCTTGAGGATGCGGAGAACGACATTCCGCTCTCCCTCCATGAATGCGCTCTCGTTCGGATCGCCCTTGACGAACGCCGGGTCAAGGAAATGGCACTGGAGCATGAGGTCGTTCATAACCCTCTCTCCTGCCTGGCACTTGAAGATCTGTTTATAGTCTTTGATCTTGGCGACTAATTTATGTTCCTTGCCCGCCATTTGTCATCTCCTGTTTTACTGCGGCGGCAACTGGGGCGAGATTTTTCGCTCCCTCGGTGGCGCGCAGCTCTTGTTCTTGTTGCATCTGCATCTGCTGAACCTTCGCTATCTCGGCGCGCATCTTCGCGACAGCCCTCTTATCGCGGATCACGCGGGTCGGGGCGCCGTACATCCCCGCTGTCCAGCGGGCGATCTCGTCGGCATCGTAAACCTGCATGGCCTGCGGGTCTGCCTGGATGAATGGGGCGGCGACCTGGAAGGCGCGGAGAAGATTCTGAACCTCTGTGGATCTCTGAGCCTTCGCGATGGTCGAGGTGTATTGCACATCCACCTTCGTTCCGCGCAGAACATCGGGCGGCTCCTTGATGATGCCTTTCCGGAAAAGGATCTCGAACAGGCGATCGATCATGGGCCGGAGAAGCTCGGGCTGCTGCCGACCAAGAACGGGACCGATGAGCCGCATCGATTCTTCCGTGCGCTGGTTCACCTCGGTCGCCGTCATCTGCGGTCCCTGAGCGAGCTGGAGCTGATTGATATGGTAGGCGTCGCGAATGCGTTTCCGCACGTCGTCCATGACCTGATAGCCGAAGTCGATCCGGGCGTCATTCCCGAACGGCTGAATCCTATCCTGGGAGCCTGCCCGGTAATAGTTCAGACCCGCAGGGGTCGTATCCACCGGGAGGATGAAGCCGTCATCCGGGACCATGAGCGGCGGGTCCATGACCTTCTGGGCTGCGCTGATGGTCGTCTTCATCATCTCGTTGATCATCTTGATGTCGGGCAGGGCCTTCATCGTGGGGGATCTGCCGTAGATCTCGCCCGTGGATTTTGTCCATCGAGGAACAGCGTATGGGAAAGACCTATATCCACTGGACGTAAGAAGCGTCGAGCTGTCGACCAAGATATAGTCGGAAGCGAACTTCATATTGCCGGGATTCTTCATCCGCGAGTCGCGCTCAATTCTCGGATAGACGGCATGAAGGATCTCGATGTCCTGCTCCTGGCTCGACATATACTTTTCCAGCGGCTCGATCTTCCCCCACTCCTGAACGGCCTGGCGGACCTTCCACTTGAAGGAGCGATAGACGGTATCGATAACGCCGAGGTTGTTCTCGGCCACATAGATCCCGCCCATGTGGCGCGAGGCAAATCGGATATGGAGATCGTCATCCTCTTCCATCGAGAGGCAGGCCGTGCCGATAGAACAGAGGTCGACATAGATCTCATGGATCTCTGTCTGAAAGTTCGAGTTGTTGAGGACGTGGAACATCGTCTCGGCGCTTTCCTTCAGCCAGACGCGAACATCGTCCTCGTCGTCCAGGAATTTATCGCCGGTCGTAAGCTCGAAGAAGATCACCGTGAGATTCGTAAGCATCGAATAGAGCGCGCTCGCGAGCATCTCGTTCGCTTGCTCTGCCGTGGAATCGAAAAGATGGAGGTTCCTTTTATCGCCAGGATAATGCGTCCGCGTGATGTCGGCTTTCCGGGGAACGGCGTAGTCGAGACATTCTTGCCAGTGAGATTCCGTCGTGCCGCGCGTGGACCTCATCTGCCCGAGGCGCTCTACGTGCTTCTTCGCATTCATCGCCACGGATTACTCCACGCCCATGATGTATGGATAGGGGGTTCCGGTTTCCGGAAGCTCATCGAATAGTCCGCCGGTAAGTTCTGTTTTCTTTTTCTTGCCGCGCCTCGGCTCTTGCGGAACGAGAGCCGCTTCCGTTTTTACGCTTCCGGCCACGGGAGCCGGTGCGGCGGGTGGGGCTCTATCTACACCGCCAAAGAATCCGCTCATGCGCCCCTGCCTGTGAGAATTGTTTGGCCGCGACCGCGCATGCCCTGGGCCTCTGCCTGCGCGCCTTCGATCTCAGCTTTCTTTTTCCGGGTGGCCTCTGCATCGGCCTCGACCTTGAGCCGCGCGGCATAGGCCGATTGATCTAAAGCACCGCCGAGAGCGCCGCCGAGCATTTCCGCTGTCTTATCGAAAAAACCGCTCATCGTCTTGATCCCCCAAAGATATCGTAATCTGTCTTGGCCTTTCTTGGCAAAGTCTTATCGACTTCCCGATACATGTCAAGGGTGACGGCCCCGGTCCGGATTGCGTCCGCGCCGTGAGAATACTCATTGTGAACAGGGGTCGGGCGGAAGACGCCGTTCTTCGCATCCCACTGTTTCCTGTATTCGCGAAGGCAATCGAGCCCTTCGGCGCACTTGTCCTGATCAAACCAACTCCGCTTGAGGAGAGATCGCGTGGCATCGATTCCGTCCTGGACAGCGAGCTTCGGCGCGATCACGACCGGCTTAATGCCGAGAGCCTGCGCCGTCTCCTGCCGCGACTTCCCCGTCCCGAGTTCTCTTGCCGCCGCATCGTGCGGCATGAAGTGCGCGCCGTA